TTGGTCTCAATCTTTAACTCACTACAGAATTTATAGAACTGCGCTAGATTAAACATAGATCCAACCCGTTTTTTTCTTGGGGGGGAGAAGCGTTGGGTGCACGCCTACACGGGGGTCATGACCCATCGCCTGGTCCTACTGCTGTGCGCGCATGGTAGCACGGTTGTCGGTGCACGCCCCTTCCCGATCAGGAACCGGGTTCGAGCAGCTCTCAGGCAGAGCAGAGCGAGCAGAGAGCAGGGTTTGAGCAGAGCAGGAACGGCCAGTGTCCCGTGTAAGAAGAATCGACCAAAACGTATGAAAGGGGGGAATGTGGTGATCACCCGCTCACTTCCTCATCCGTCGGTGCTGCAGTACAGGTATAGAACACCCTACATATATATCTATATAGAGGTAGTACAGGTAGGACAGTAGAGACAGGTTGACAGGTTGTACAGGTAGGACAGGTTGACAGGTAGGATCGGTGGTGCTGTAGTACTGTATAGATAACCATTAGGGAAAGTACCTAGTAAAAAAAAAGGATTATCAGTTGACAGGTGATAATCAGTAGTGCATTATGTGATCACTGTCTCAAATGAGACAGATAATCTTATCTAGGGGTCTAGTATGTTCGAGTTTGCAAACAAATGGCTTATTGGTTGTGCAGTGATCCTGGTCGCTGATATCGGTTTCCTGCTCTCTCTCTCAATCTAATCAATCTAGGGGTATACCATGAGCAAAATTAGCATCACGCAAGCGATCAACGAGGCAAAGAGCTGCATCCGCATGGTCAAGCAGGGCCGTCAGTGGGTGCTAGTGCACCCGTACTACTCTGACAACATCCAAGGACCTAGCACGCACAGTCAGCCCAGTGACTACTGGGACATCCGCGAGCGTATGACTAACGCTCGTGCAAACACAGCGTTGAACCTGCTTGGGATGTGGACGTGGGACGTTGACACAACGGTCACAGAAACACGCGGAAACTTGCGCGACAAGTTCTCCGCTGGCCTGCGGTACTACCGCGAGATCGAGGTTCCCCACTTGGTTTGGATGAACCAGGCCGCATAGCAGACCCCACAACCGATCTTGAACCCGTGCAGGTAGGGTAGCCTTGCCTGCACATTTCTCGGCCCATGTAGGGCCTCTTATCGCCCCTCTAGGGGTATCACTTGGAGTGTATGTATGTTGTATGAAGAGTTACAAGCAAAAGCAGCGGAGATTCTTGCTCAGGCAGAGCAAGTCAAGCAGGAAGAGAAGCGTCAAGCGATCGAGGCTTGCAAGGCCATGATCGCCAGTTACGGGATCACGGCTAACGATCTCAAGTTTCAACCGGGCAAGGGTTCTCTGCCTAGCAAAGGGGAGCGCCGTACTGTGCCACCTAAGTACCGGGATCCGGTATCTGGTGCTACATGGTCTGGTCGTGGCAAGTCCCCGCGCTGGATCAACGGGCACGACAAGTCCGCCTACGCCATCTAATCTTATCGGGGCGGCTAACCACCGCCCCATCATCGAGGACCCATCGTGTTATCAATCATATTCTTAATCTCGTTTTGTACCGGCATTGCCGGGGCCATGATAGGCGACCTGGAGGTTGCATTCGTCGGACTCATTCTGTCCCTTGTGTCGGGTATCGGGGAGCTGGACTCGTGAACGGGGAGTGGATGGTCAAAGATGTTTATTATGAGGATGGTATCCCTAAGATCATTCAAGACCCAACCCGTAAACAGTGGGAGGAACTAACCTCGGGAGATATTGAAGCAGCGTATTACCACGTTGAATTTGACAAGGTATTTATATTCTATAAAGATCCTGCCAAGTGGTGTACAGCATTTGCTAGGATGATAGAAAAGATATTGAGGGAGAAGAACGCATGAGATTAAATAGGACGGAAACAGTTACGGTTAGACTTGACCCGGAAACAAAAACCCGTGCGGCAGAGGCTGCACAACAATCCAGAAGAACATTGTCATCTTGGATTGAATATATTGTTATTGGAGAATTAGAAAAGGAGGATAAGGATGGACAACGAACAAGCAATCTTTAACTATTTGAGTGATAAAGGAGAGATGTTCGTTACTGACATGAGCATCTCTGGTATGCCACGATCGTCTCTCAACGCCAGGCTGTCCCTCATGGCTAAGTCAGGGAAGATTGAGAGAAGGTTAGAGTGGAACGAGGCCATCAGGAAGCAATGCTGGTTGTACATCCCACCAAAAGCAGAGAAAACTTACCAGTCATCTAACCCATTCCGAGGAGAACCCGAGTACGCGTACATCCTGCGGAACTTCTCACGCCTAACAATATAGGATCAAAACAAATGAAATTTGAAATGAGTTATGAAAGCCTTATGAAAATTTTTGTGAACCATATTAAGCGTGAAAATTTCTCGAAAGAGGAACTTATCATCATGATTGCACAAAAAGAACTGCTGTCTTTTTTGAACGAGGAGATAGATAAATTCAAAAAGTCAAAAAAGAAGACAACAAAGACTACCACTACAGGAAGAAAGACATGAAACCCGATGACATCATCCGCATGGCGGAAGAGGCTGGCTTTCCTATTTGCGTAGGGTTTTTTGGGGAGATGATGGGAACTTTCGCCAACCTTGTCGCCGCGCATGAGCGGGAGGCGTGTGCCAGCGTAGCCGAATCGTATGAGCCAACCTGCGACACCTGCCCAAGCGGTGTTGCTAACGCTATCAGAGCAAGAGGGAAGAATCATGGATGAGCAACTGAACCGTGTCCTGCAACGCGCTCTGTCGGCCATGGAGAGCGCCTACTACATCCTGATGATCCAGCCCAACACGCCCCGAGAAGAAGCGGAGGAGCTGCGCCGAGCAATGCTAGAGATCGAGGATGTGCTAGAGTGAACCTTTCTCGCGTGCTGTCTCCTAGATGCCTCGAAAGAGGCTTGACCCCGGTCTTGCATCGGGGTTTTTTTTGTGTTAGTGTTGACCCCGTTGCTGTGGTAGGTAACGAAGAGGACTTACTCATGCACCTGGCCCTTCGGGGTCTACCACCGGGTGCAGCAGTAAGTCCTTTTTTTTGCTCTACGCAACCGCTCATCCCGTCGGGGTAAACACGGCAGGGGATGAGGGACATCCGGTACTGTGGGAAAGCTCCGAGAGACCGGACAGGGTGGCGAAGATAGTGCCCTGGAGCGAACGACTGTCGGGTATGCGGCTCCACCCACGGATACACGCATTGAAGGCCTGGTCATCCCTATCGGGAGGGCTAGGTCTGCTCTCCTTCCCTGGATATTCCAAGAGAGCGTAGTCCTAACAGGTTGACAATATGTATCTTTTAAATCCTAAAAAAAAGAAATCAGTAGCACATCTGTGGACAGGTACAGATACTGTTTGTAGGATGTTTGGAACTAATGGTATGAAAAAGAACAGACAGGTTCTATCTGTAGACACTAAGGGTAAACCCGTGTGTCATATGTGTGAGACAGTTCACAACAAGGAGGTGAAAGTACAGGAAGACAGTTGACAGTTCTTTTTTTTTCTGTTCTAGTGATGTTTCTCGTATCTATCTTATCTTATCTTATAGGTGTTACATGAAGTTATGTATCGACTGCCGTCACCTACTACCCAAGCCTGGTGACGATGACTACGCACTAGCTAAGTGCGCTGCCTTCTACAACATCCATCCTGTCAGCGGCAGGAAGTTGTACAGCTACGCCTACAACCAGAGAACCTTCGAAGCAGGTAAGTGCGGCGAAGGAGCGATCTTCTGGGAGCGTAAACAAGAGGAGAATCAAGATGAGTGATTTCAGTCCAGAGGTCCGCAACAGTGGGTGGTGGTCTGGCGATAGCCGCATGGCCGTCAACGGTCAAGCAGCAACTGCCATTCTTATCAAACAGGGGAAGATGGAGCGTGAAGAGATCTCTGATCTTGAACACGTCAAGATGGGCCACGTCATGCAGCCGGTCATTGGCAGGCTTGCCCAAGAGAGACTCGGCATAGAACTCAAAGATGCCGCTTACCCTCTTACTCATCCAAAAGAAAGTTGGCTGCGTTCTCACTTTGACTTCATCTCAGCGGACAACAAGGTGCTGGTGGAAGCCAAGAACTACAGCTCTTTCATGAGGAGCAAGTTTGATCCTGAGACGTGTCTCATGCCAGACGCAGACAGGATCCAGTGTATCCACGAGGCCACCGTACACGGTGCAGAGATCGTTTACCTAGCAGTCCTACTTGGAGGATCTGAGTTCATCACTGTGCGACAAGAAGTCACACCAGAGATGAAGGAGGAGCATATCAAGTGGTGTGCCAGGTGGTGGGGCCACGTTGTTGCCAATACCTTGCCTGAGCCTCAGACGGTGGAGGAGTGCAAGATCTCCTTCCCGGTCTCGGAAGAAGGGATGGTAGTCGCCACGAGAGAGTTAGAGGCTGCTGCTCGTAACTACTCTTACTACTCCAAACTTCGTAAAGAAGCAGAAGATCAGGAAGAGAACTGCAAGCAAGCATTGATGAAGG